AATACGCCCCACACGCCAAAAAGGCCTCCAGCAAGCTTGCTCAATAGGTACGCCATTAATAACCCCGTTTCTGTCGGTAACTAAACCGTACCGACGCTCTACACCGTTGTGGTGGATACCCCAAACACCTGTGCAAATGCTGCCGTAACAGCTTTCGGGTCGTTTGCTAGCTCTGGCGTTATCTCGACGTGCAACCAATCGACGCCCGGCGCACCTGTACACGTTTTGATTGCGGCCTTGCGCCATGCCTCAGCATGGTTAGGCAATGCGTGTACGCCGTCAACAGCCCTATCGCAACGCCACGACCTGCCAAACGAAGGCCAATAGTCAATGACAAGTTGTACGCCCAGCACGTCATAGTTGGCTAGCACTTGTTTCATAAATTCCAGCGAGCGCACACGCCCGTTGCTTACGCCACGTTTACTGGCTGGCATAAACCTGTAAGACAAGTCAGTTGCTAGGCCGCGTGCATGGTTGCTGACCTGACCGGGTTTGCCGCGTATGTCGCGTTTAACGTATGTGCCGTTGTTCCATAATGCGCCGCCGCTGTATTGAGCTGCGCACCGTACCCATTCGGTCATGCCGGGTAGCGCTGCGTCAACTACTGGCGCTGTGGTAACGGTGTAGGTCTTGCCCACTATTTTTTGTCTAAGTCTTTTTCTACGAATAGGCAGGCTGTGTTTTTGTTGCCAAGTAACGTGCTGACCCATGCCATAAGGCCTGCGGCTACGGGTAATGATAACGCAATGATTTGTGGGTCAACATTGTTTTTGTGTGCAACGTAGCTACCTAACGCCATGACAGCGCCTTTTAGGGTTTGGTCTACGGTTTGTAATTGCGCGTTTTTATTCATTGTCGGCCTCTTGTGGTGTTACAAAGTCTGTGCCGTTCCACAAATCGCCTATGCCTGCGTATTTGCCCCGAAAATTGGCGTGGTATGACGTTTGTACCCAATGGCCTGCTAGGCCGCACCTAAGCAAAAATGCTTGCCCGGCTAGTTCGCTTTCCGGTAAATCGCCGCCCGCACAATCATTGTTGCCAACGGTCAATACTTCGCGCACCGTGTTTGTGTCATCAACTAATGCGAAGTGTGCCATTATGCGACCACCAATGTTCCCGTAGTTGTGTAACTAATAAAGTTGTAGGCGCCTGATGTTCCCGTTGTAACTGTGCCTGTTGTAGTAATCGTAAATTTTGTTGCGTCTGCTGTTAGGTAGCGGATTACTACTTGGCCTGAACCGCCGTTACCACCGACGTTATTTAGCCCGCCGCCGCCGCCACCGCCGCCACGATTTACTACACCGTTACCGCCTGCCGTAGCGTTGCCGCCTGCGCCTGCGTTGGTGCCTGCCGTGCCTGAGTTTGCACCACCGCCACCACCTGAATAACTAATTGTTGACCCGGTGTAATTGTTTGTGCTTGCTGCACCGCCTGTCGTGCCTGAACCTGCGCCGCCTGCGCCACCGCCACCGCCGCACGTTGTAAAAGCGCTTGCGGCTGCGCCTGCGTTGCCCTCACCGCTTATGGCAGCACCGCCTAAACCGCTTGCGTTGCGAGCGCCGCCGCCACCGGAAGCGCCATTTTGTCCGTTAACTGCGCCGTCGCTAACTGACGCGCCGCCGCCGCCACCGTTGGCAGAACTAATGAAAGATGAAGCCGTGCCGTTAAGCCCTAAGTTAGGTGCCGTGCTTCCTGCGCCACCTGCGCCAAGTTTTATTGTGTAAGTGTCTTTGCCAATAATGCCTGAACCTGTAACAAAACCGCCTGCGCCACCGCCACCGCCTGCAAAACTGGCCGTAGCACCGCCACCCCCACCCCCACCGCCGCCAACAAGTAGAAAGTCAACGTCTAAAACACTTATGACACCACTAGGAAAAAAAGTTGCAGCACTAGCACTAGTGAAAAGAAGCGTGCCACCCCCATACTGTGCCAATGCTAAAGACCCGGATGTAGTAACAGTTGCTGTGCCAGCCGTAATTGTGCAAGTACCTGCACCCTTGTTGGCAATAAAAACGGTGTCGCCCGTAGTAAAAATGCTTGTGTTGACCGTAATTGTCGTTGCGCCTGCAGCGTTCATAATGACGCGTTTGCCTGCGTCACCGACAACTAAAACGTAGTTTGCTGTTTTATCCTCAATCGGCAAATTTGTTATGTCGTTAAGTTTTTGTGCGGTTAGGACTGTTCCCGAAACGAATGGAAATGGCGTAGTCATAATTCTTAGCCTAGGACATTCTCTGCGTCAATAATGCCATAGGTTACGTCATCTAAAATCAGCTCATAAACAATGGTTGTTGGGGCTGTAAAGAATGTGACCCGGTGACCGCTGCCAAAATCTATGGCATGCTCAACACCCTCTACCGACAGCTCTTGGGCTAACTGGCTGGTGCCTGTGCCAGACGTAAAGGTTTTTTCTATGGTGATTGTGTCACCTATGTCAACTATGGCTACTGCGTCACGTTCAGCCGTAGACAGGCTGGCAAAATAGGTGCCAACGTCTGTGTACCGTGCCTCAGGCTCACCATTTAGCAGGTAGGCCGCTGCGTCATCTATCTGGCCTTGCACATGCAACAGGCTGTTGGTAATGCTGGTCGTTTGCGTAAAGTAGGTGGCTATGCTTGCCGGGTCGCTGTCGGTAGCCGTCTTGTCATCTAGGGCCGTGACCACCGCCCGGTTAACTACTTGGTCAGCCTCAAAAGTTATGCCAACGGTGTCATACGGTGTGTTTGTGCCGTCATCAAAAAACTGCACTACGGGCGCGCTAAGCGTGTTGCCTATGCGGTTTTGGAATGTTAGAACCCCGTCACGCGACATAAACAGCCGCCCAAATTCGGCTGTGTCGTTAATCTGCGATAAGTACGCCAACACGTTTGTACCTGCAGGCACGGTGTATGCATTGTCATGGCCTAGGTCTACTGTTCCTGTGGCAAGGTTTACGGGGTCGGTGTAATCGACTTCTGGCAGGGCTAGCACGGTGGCTATGCGTGCGCCTGACAGCTCAGCCGTAACGTTCAGTTCGTCTAAGAAAGTTTGAGCCAGTAAATAAAACTGGTCAGCGCAATACACGGAAACGGTGTTAAGGCCGCCCAACGTAAACGCGTAATCATAATTAACTATGTACCCAACAAACAGCGGCTCTGCAACGTTTAGCGCGTCATAACGGCTTAGCCGTACCTTACGCATAGGGGCTAAACCCGGTTGGCTAAGCGCCGTATCGTAATACGGTGATTGTGTATCAAACGGGTTAAATACACCGTCAGCCAGCGTGTCGTTTAGGGTAAACGTCATTGTGCCTGCGCTAAATTGGTCGCCTACGTCTTGTCGACCTCGTTTAACGTTTACGTTTAGTACACCGTCTGTAACGTCAGCGAATTGGGTTGTGCCGTCTAAAACGTACTCTGTGTTGTTTAGTACGCCTGCCGTGCTGTCATCTAAAATAAACGCGTCTTGCAAAAAACCTGTGTCAATAAGCAGCTCGTAGTTGCCTGCCTGTATTACAGCTGTGCCGGGCATTAGGCAACCGCTATGTTTGCCGGGCCTGCACTTCGGTTGTAAGCCCTAATGGCGTTCACAACAGCCTGACCTATTTCGGCGCTAGTCGCTAAGCCGCCCATGACATTTACGGTTACGCCACCGCCACCGCCGCCTAGTCGATTAAGTGGGATAACAGCCTCTGGCCCTGCCTCACCAATCATGGCAAGGGTCGGTTGCGTAACAATGCCGCCAGCTGCAAGGCCGGGTATGCCTTTTAATGCACCGCCAACAACGCTGCCTAATGCGCCTAAGCCGGGTATTTTGCCTAACGCGCTAATTAGCTTGCCAATTAAACTAAGTGCTGTAGCAATTGGCTGTATTAGAAACTTGTAAAACACGTCGCCAATGACCTCAACGGCTGCGCTAACAAGGCCAAACCGTTTTTCTAGGATAATAAACGCTGCGACAACAGCTGCAATGGCAATCACAATTAGCCCAATAGGGTTGGCTGACATAACAAAATTAAGCGCTGCTTGCGCTACTTTTACTATTACTAACGTTGCTTGGTAAATTTTCATGGCTGCGTTGGCTGCTAACACGGCAA